GGTGGCGCCCCCGCTTTAGCCCCCTACACTCCACAAGCCGCAAGGCCAATACCGAAGCCAAGTCCTCGCGTCGTAAACACAAGTATGCCCGACGCTGCCGCTGTTTTTGACATTGGTAAAAAGGGTAGCAAGTACGAAAACGGCATTGGCGACTGGAACCAGGCGCGACAAATGATGGAAGCGTTGGGCATCACCTATTCGATGGCCGAAAACGTGGAGGCGTTCAATAAAGCATTGGGCGTTGATCCAACGATGTCTGGGGTTGCCGCTGCGTTCTTTCCAGATGCAGAAGATCCCTACCGGACTGGCGGTAACATCGTTACTTATGACTCAAAGGGACACGCTGAGAAATTCGACACGAGCCATTTTTTAACTTTGCTTCACGAGATAGGCCACGGCCTTGAGTCGCGACAGTTACTCAACGATCAGTTTTATTTCAAAAGCTTTCGCGAAACCCTGGCTCAAAAGTACAAAAGTAACTCAACAATTCGCGCTGAAATTGACAATCTTCAGCAAAAAGTCCGTGTTCCGGTCAACGGGGGGATGGAGCAGGTCAGGCCAAACTTGACAGCTTGGATGACATTTTTAAACGATCCAATTTATGGTGATCAGGCCAAAGACTTTGTGAAATACACACAAAACGATGGTGAACGTGCGACAGATCCAGTGTGGGTCTATCTTTACAACCCCCGCTTGTTAAAGCAGGTCGCACCGAAGACTGCAAAGCTTATCCAAGACCACTTCAATAACACCCAAGGCGCCTCTAAAAAGAGTATGCCGGTATCCTTTCACGCCAACCCGCTCACCGTTATTTTAGCCTTTGTTATGGCTGCAATGGCTCAGATGGCAGCGGAAGAAGAAGAGGAACAGCAGAAGCCGCCACCGGGCGCGCTAACGCCAACTGGCGGTGTTCTAGCCGCTTAGTCTAGAAAAAGGAGAAGTACCATGAACAGCACCGCAATTGATTTTGTGCGAATTTTGGCGCACATCGAAACTGTCGTCGAAAGTAAGCTTTTGACTGAAAATCAAAAAACATCTGTCCTAACTGAAATCGGCACCTCGCTTCCCGCCGACTTTTTTTGTGCGTCGTGTATGCACACCAGGCAGATCATTGAAGGACTGATTAAGGAGACAACTGTTGCCGTCAAAGAGCCGAAAAAAGCGTCAAAGCGCACCCCCAAAACTAAAAAATCCGAACATGGCGAGGGAGAGCTATTTTAAAACATTGATGGACACGCCCGAAGGCCGGGCGAAACGATTAGAGTGGTCTACAAAGCCACGTAAAAACGCAGGTAGGCCGCAGGGAGTACCGGACGGCCACACCAAAGAAAGTATAAAACCCATCCGAAAAGCTGCAAAAATTTATGCGGAAAAGGCGGTAAAAATTATGTCAGAGAAATTCAATATTGAAGACGAGTATCAGAAAGAAGCTCTCAAGACGGCAGTAGAGGTCATGCGGATCGATGGTCAGGCGCGTGAGAAACTAGCCGCTGCGAGACTTGTACTCGACTTCACAAAGTCCAAGCCAGCTACGAAAAGTGATGTGACGATCAGCGCGGCTGAAGACTTCCTAAACGCTGTTATGAATGATGAAGAGGAGAACAGCGATGGACAAGAAGCTGAAAATGATACGGAGGAGGCTTTCCACTGATTTTGCCCTCTACTCGAAAGCTGCGCTTAAGATCCGCACAAAATCCGGTGATATTGCCGCGCTAAAGTTAAACGCTGCACAGAAGATTCTAGACAAAGCAGTTCGTCAGCAGATGAAAGCCGAAGGAAAAGTCAGAGTAATCATTCTTAAAGCCAGACAGCAAGGGCTATCAACCTACACAGGCGGCTACCTTTATTTCCGCGTCTCTCAGGCCAAAGCTCAAAAAGCAATGGTCGTTACGCATCACGCGGATAGTACTCGCGCATTATTCGACATGACCAAAAGATTCCATGAGCACTGCCCTGGAATCCTAAAGCCGCACACTAAATATAGCTCCCGCCGCGAAATGAATTTCGACGTTCTCGATTCTTCTTTTGTGGTCTCAACTGCTGGCGGCGAAAGTATAGGCCGAGGCGAAACGCTTACTCATGTCCACGCATCCGAGCTTGGATTTTGGCAGAAGTCTACTGCGCTAGACAATTGGAATGGCTTGACGCAAGCCGTCCCAAATTCTCCCGGTACAGCGATTTTCGTTGAGTCAACCGGAAACGGCGTGAACGGTATCTTTTATGACCTCTGGCAGGGAGCAGTCAACGGCAGCAACGGCTATGTGCCGGTTTTTATTCCGTGGTTCACTGACACTACATACCGCGAATCAGTTCCAGATAACTTTGAAAAAACGTCTGACGAAGAGTCTTTAGCTGACGAGTTTGATCTCGACGATGGTCAGTTGATGTTCCGACGCCGAAAGATCGCACAAAACGGCCTTGACTTATTTCGACAGGAATATCCAAGTAAACCAGAGGAAGCTTTTCTGACTACGGGCCGTCCAGTTTTTAATCCAGACCAATTGCTAGAGATGATTTCGGACTCAGAAGATGTCAAAGAGCGCCTGGCGCTTGAAGGCGACGAATGGCTTAACAACCGTCGCGGTGAGCTTACTACATTCTTACCGCACGATCCTGGTGGGCGTTATGTTATAGGCGCCGACACTTCGATGGGAGTGAGAAACGGTGACTATAGCGTTGCTCAAGTTCTCGACTCTGAGCGCCGTCAAGTTGCAACCTGGCGCGGCCATGTTCATCCAGATTATTTCGCAACCGTCTTGTACGCGCTTGGCGAATATTACAACACAGCGTTTATCTGCTGTGAGAACAACAGCCACGGCATTTTAACGTGTACGAGACTCGGTAAAGATCTTCACTATCCAAATTTTTATACTGAAGTCCAAGTAGACAAATTGACGGACCGCGAAACTATCAAACTCGGGTTTACGACAACATCAAAAACCAAGCCACTGATCATTGATCAGCTACGTGCCACTTTGCGGAAAAAGGAGATGAGCCTTAATTGCAAAGTCACGTTGCGAGAAATGATGACTTACATCGTCACTGAGACGGGCTCAATGCAAGCGGAGCAGGGTTGTCACGACGATACAGTTATGTCGCTTGCCCTCGCAAATCACGTTCACGAGGGTTCCTGGAAACCTGTCGAAAGTACCGCAGACTACTATATAGAGATGATTTAAATATGGCTGAGATAAAAGATTACAAGCCTCTCGACGACGACAATATCGTCACGATGCTCGACGACTGCATCAGACGCTCGGTTGGCTACTACGATTCCGAGATTTCTAGGGAACGCCAGCGAGTACTTGAGTACTACTCAGGTGCTCTGCCCAAGCCGCAGCATGAAGGTAATAGCAAATACGTGAGCCTAGATTGCTACGACACGATTGAAAGTATGAAAGCCTCGCTCTTAGAAACTTTTGCAGCCGGGGAAGGTACAGTAAAGTTTACTCCGCAGAACGCTGACGATGTACAACAAGCTGCACTATGCACGGCGTATACCGACTTTGTCGCGCATCGACAAAATGACATTTTTACGATTATGCAATCCGCGATACACGACGGCCTTGTAGCTCGTGTAGGCATAGTTAAAGTGTTCTGGGATGAGTGTGAAGACTTTCACGAGGAGTACTTTGACAGCCTGACGAGCGAAGAGCTTGACGCACTTTTGGCTCAAGATGACATCGAAATCAAAGAGCAAGAAGAGGACGACTTCGGTTTGATCTCTGGAACAGTCTGCGTCTACCGTGATGTGTCTCAGGTTCGCATTGAAAACGTCGCACCGGAGGAGTTCCTCATTGAACCCCAGGCTAAAAGTTTAGAGTCTGTCGGCTTTTGCGCTCACCGCACACTTAAGACTATTAGCGAATTGATCGACGAAGGATATGACGAAAATCTAATCGACAAGATTGGTGATCACGAAGACGTTTCAATGGAGACTGATCCCGAAGTTCTTGCCCGGCACGAAAATATTGGCGCCTCGCGAGGTTTCTCATCATTTAGTTATCAGGACCAAGTGAGAACAGTACAAGTTACCGAAGCATATATAGACATCGATCTTGATGGAACGGGCAGCGTTGAGCTTTACAAAGTGATAAAAGCTGGCAATGTCCTCTTAGAAAAGCAGCGAGTAACCAGAAAACCATTCGTCACTTTCTCGCCACTGCCCGTTCCTCATTCTTTTTTTGGAGTTAACTTTGGCGCCAAAGTAATACCAACTCAAAACGCAAGAACTGTGTTGACGCGCTCGATTCTTGACCACTCGATTATGACCAATAACCCGCGCTATGTTGTAGTGAAAGGTGGCTTAACCAATCCGAAAGAGCTCTTAGATAATCGCACCGGAGGGCTGATAAACGCGACTCGCCCGGACGCTATTCAGCCGATGATCCAGGCGCCCTTGAACCCGTATGTTTTTCAGACAATTAAGCTCCTCGACGAGCAGCTAGAAGACACCTCGGGAGTAAGCCGCATCAGCCAAGGCACTAATAAGGATGCCGTTAGCAAGCAGAACTCTGCTGCAATGATGGAGCAGCTTCAGACAATGTCTCAGCAGCGTCAAAAGATCATCGCAAGAAATTTCGCCAGCCAGTTCATCAAGCCGCTCTATCACCTGATATATCAACTCGTGATAACGCATGAAAGTGACGACAAGCTAGTTGAATTGGGCGGTGAGTACGTCAATGTTAGCCCAAGCAAGTGGGCAGATCGTCGCGATGTAAGTATTAGTCTTCATCTCGGCTACGGTGAGCGCGACAAGGAGTCGCAGAAGTACCTTGCGATGCACACTGTTCTGTCTCAAGACCCGCAGCTTTCGGAAATGTATCAGCCTCAAAACGCTTACGCATTAGCGTCAAAAGTCTTGGACCTAAGTGGAATTAAGAATGTCGCAGAATACCTTACCAATCCAGAGCAAATCCCTCCGAAACAGCCAGACCCAGCTCAAGAACTGCAAATTGAGATGCTCAAGAAGCAGATTGAGGTTACAGAGCGCCAGACGGCAGTTGCGGAGATGAAGACTCAAATGGATGCTCAAATTGCCCAGATGAAACTCCAGCTAGAGCAATTGAAAGCTGAGAATAATTTTGCAATCCAAAGCGACACTATGGATCTAAAAGAGGCCCAGTTGAGGCACAAGAAGATCATCGATTCGGCTGAACTTGTACTTGCTCAACAAGCCGATGAAATAACCGCCATAGCATCACCGAATGGCTAATTAACTGAAGTAAAAAGGAGAAGACGCATGACTGAAGATGAGCTATGTGCCGCCGGTACAGCAGCAGAAAATTTGCTAAATGCCGAAGTGTTCACAAGCACGATAAACGAGTTGGTTGATACTACGTTTCAGAATTTTGTAAACACTGTGACGGATGAGTCTGATAAGCGCGAAGACGCTTACCGCACATATCGAGCCGTTGTAGACATTGTTAATACGTTACGTCAAAAAGTAGCTGTTCGCGATGAAATCGACCAGAAAAACAAACCCCAAATTATTGTAGAGGATTAGACCATGTCTAACGATGACGTCTTAAGTAACACCTCGCCTGGCGCGCTTGATATTGATGACGCCGCAGACGCTTTTGTAAATCAGTGGGAAGACGCGGAA